ATGCTTAGTAAATTACTTAATTCAAAAAAACAAAGTTTTAGCCAAATTAATCTATTAAAATTTATACCTTATGCATTAACTTTTTTATATTTGAGCTATATCTTTTACATTTGTTTTCTAGCTGATCCTAACGGCTATTCATGGGGTAATGTTGGTATTAAATTACAATCTATCGATTTTGGCGGTTTTGGTAGTTTTCTTGCAGGAATATTCTCTCCATTAGCATTTCTTTGGTTATTTCTTACCTTCAAACAAACTGATAAGAATCTACAGATCGCTCAAAAACAATTGATGATATTAGAAGAAAAAGAGGAGAATAGAAAAAAACTAATCAAACCTATTTTTTCAAATATAAAATCAAGAGTTTACCCACTATTACCTGTATATTGGTATACATATACTATAGATATTTCGATAATTGGTGAAGTTAATCGAATTTTTCCTATCATTAAATCTGATCCAGATACTTTTAAAATTGAAAAAACAGTTCGTTCGATAATGGATAGAAGTTCCTCAATTGATGGATTTCCTTTTTATCAATCATTTAAAGATGAAGAACTTACATTCAGATTTCAAATTTCTTTTAGTCAATTAAGAGGAAATGAAATTTTTGAAATAGAATTACACTATTTAGATAAAGATGGTAATGATCAATTGACCATTATATATATAAAATATATTCAAATATCTGAAAATATAAATGGAAAAGCTACTCCCCTTTATAATGATTCAAATAATATACGAGTTGCACTCGATAAAAATGAATTAATCTAAATGGGCCAATTATGTGCGCAAACTATGAACCAATCTCAAAAGACCGGGTACACCTATTAGATCTCTTTGAACCTACTTTCGAATATAAAGTGGATGTTTACCCGGGTTACGACTGCCCTCTTATATTTTCCAATGATGGCCATATCGAATGGCGGCAAGTAAAGTTCGGTATGATTCCGCCATGGAATCATGACCTTAAATTCTCTAAGTATACATATAACGCTAGAACTGAAACTGTAGATAAAAAGCCTAGCTTTAGACATGCTTGGGCTAAAAGCCAGTTTGCTTTAATACCTGTAGAAAAGATCTATGAACCAAGATATGTGAATGGTAAAGCTGAAAGATGGGGAATTTATCGAGAAGATGGCCTACCTTTTACAGTAGCTGCTATTTATGATTCAACTGTTATTGATGGGCAGCAAGTTCGATCAATGTCTATGCTGACTATAAATGCTGATAATCACCCTTTCATGAGTCAGTTCCATAAACCTGAAGATGAAAAGAGATCGATTATTGTCATTCCAGAAGAGTATCGCGAAGATTGGTTGAACTGTAAAAAAGAAGATGCGGATCAATTTTTCTTTGAGATTCCCGTAGGTGAATTTACTGCTGAATACTTCCCTAAACCTAAAAAAACTGCAAATTAGCACCGTTGATTTTCCGACCAAATGCACTATTGAGAGCGACAAGTTACGACTAGTGCTTATTTATCCACAACTTTTTAAATTTGAATTTAAGCTCATCTCTAGAATATCATCTTGAATATGTTACAAATTCAAGTTGGGGGAAGAACATGAGCGATATTGTACCGTCCATTATTGAGATAAAACCTTATCTCAACCAATCTATTGTTTTATCTGATGTCGTGTCAATTAAACTTGTTATCCCTTCAACTCATATGCTAGTGCCATATGCTTTAGAGAAGATCAATGCAGGCTTTCCATCGCCTGCTCAAGATTATATCGACAAAGCTCTCGATATGAATGAGCACTTAATTAAGAATGAAACTGCCACGTTTATTGTAAAAGTTGCTTCGCTTTCTATGCTTAATGCTGGTATTGATATTGATGATGAATTGATTGTCGATCGCAGCTTAGATGCAAAACATGGTGATATTGTCGTTGCACTTATTGATAATGAATTTACTGTAAAGCGCTTAATGATTGATGAGTCTGGTCAATGGCTCAAAGCCGAAAATCCAGATTATAAAGATATTCACCTTCTGGATGGCCAAGAGTTACTTATCTGGGGTGTTGTCACTTGCATTATTAAAATGACAAGAAGAACTTCATGAAGCATGAGAACAAGGTCTTTTTTCTTATAGACGTTAATAATATGTACGTCTCATGTGAAAGAGTCTTTGATCCTAGTTTGAATGATAAACCTGTCATCGTCTTATCAAATAATGATGGGTGCGCCGTGGCGCGTAGCAATGAGTCGAAAGCCCTAAATATTAAGATGGGTGTGCCACTTTTTCAAATTAAAGACATTGTTCAGCAACATAACGTAATCGTTCTTTCAAGCAACTATGCAATGTATGCAGAAATGTCACGGCGCTTTCATACGATACTAGCTTCGTATGTTACAGATGAAGAAGTTGAACCGTACTCGATTGATGAGTGCTTTGTTGATTTCACCGCTTATGAGAAGAACTTTGATTTAGAAAAAGTTGGCCAGCAAATGCGTCAACAAATTTGGAAGTGGCTCGGTTTACCTGTTTGCGTGGGGATCGGCAGAAGTAAAACTGAAGCAAAGATTGCAAATCATATTGCAAAGAAAAATGCCGGTTTTAACAGCGTTTGTGATCTTGTATCAATGGATCCGTGTAATAAAGAATATTACTTCTCACTTATCGATGTTTCAGAGGTCTGGGGTGTGGGTCGAAAGCATTCAAAAAAGCTTCAATTGATGGGAATTAATACGGTCCTTGACTTGGCTTGTGCTGAACCGCGTGAAATGCAAAAGAAATTTTCTATCGTCATGGCCAGAACTATTTACGAACTGCAAGGTATCTCATGCATTGAGATTGAAGACACCCCGCCATCAAAAAAACAAATTATTAAATCTTGTTCCTTTGGGGCAAAAGTAACTGAGCTAGATGATTTGAAGGAAGCTATAGCAATGCATGCACAAGAGGCATGTAAGCGGCTACGTGATGAAGAATCGCTATGCGGCTGTCTACTTGTATTTGTTCAATCAAGCCCATTTGATGAAAGTGCGCCATTTTATAATAAGTCTATTACTGGCGCATTTTCAGAACCTACGGATAGCGCGGTGGACTTCGTAAAAGCAGCGGTAAGGATGGTGTCTGATATTTATAAGGAAGGTATCAAATATAAGAAATGCGGTGTCATATTAACCGGTTTGGAACCTAAGGCTGGTCATACCTATGACCTGCTCACAGATTTTGAAGTAATAGAAAAGAAAGAACAATTGATGAAAACACTGGATAACGTGCACAACAAATTTGGAAAGAAAAAACTAGGCGTTGGTCCATGCTATGTACCAAATCGAAACTGGTCGATGTCACGGGATAAGTTGAGTAGAAATCCGTTTAAATGGGATAGCCTAATTTTAATAAAGACCTGAAAATGTATAATAATATATTTATTAGAAAGGAATTATTAATGTCGAATCTTTTATTACCAATTGAATTTTTAAAACAAGCAGTAGAAATCCAAATCAAAACTATTTTTATGCTTATCACAGCGACTACTGCATCATTGGCATATATATTGAATCAAATTAAAGACTCGAGTTGGGATGAAATATTATATTTTCCTTTAGCTTCAATTATTTTTTTATCGATTAGTTTTTTTCTAGGCTTTAGTTATTTGAAGTATAAAGCCGAGCTTGCAGCAGATAATGGCAACTACCACGAAGTAGAGGAATATTTAACAAATGCTGAAAAAAATATAAGAATAAATCGTTTAAAAAAATTATTGAAAAGAACCATGTATTTTTTCAACTTCCAAAGTTATTTTTTCTTTTTAGGTTTGTGTGTTTATGCATTTTATATTTTTTTTAATATATATGTTAAATCTATATCATTATAAAAAAGAAAAGCCCTCACCTGAGGGCTTTTCCTATTTCTATCCATGCATCAACTTTAGCTGCACATTCGTTGCCTTTAGCAATTGTATCAACTGCCCATAGAGTAATAACTTTGCCTGTACCATCATCAAGCTTATTAAAAGACTGACATGGCTGCATTAAATTAGCTGGTATGTTTGGCTTCAATAAGACTGTTGATTTGGTGCACGCCGGCATCATCAATACAGCGATTGAGATAAATAGGACGCTCAACGATCTTTTGCACTTCACGTGTAACTGTTTCGACTTTTGTATTTTGCTCTGACCTGAGTTTTTCATAATCGGCACTCACCTGGTTAAATTGATTCTGCTTTTCAGTAAGAGCCTTCAAGTTCTTTTTCTCAATTTCTTGGATTTGAGATAAACACTTCTGATCTGCTTTTTTAAGCTCACCAATTTTGTAATTAAGAACAGCCATTGTTATGGCCAATAAAAAAGCGAGAATCACAATAATGATTTCTCGCCAGTACTTAGCAGCAAATACAATCCACATCATTGAACCCCTATACATTTTGTGTGTCGGTCAATTTGTCGCAACCACACGCCATAACAGCCATTTGAGCGTATGGAGCAATCACGCTTAGCTACGTACTTCCATTTCAGCAATGCATCACAGGCTTGGCGTGGCTGGCCTTGAATTAAAAGCCGGCGCATTGAAGATTGATTCCAATTGCTTTGGCCAAAGTTGTAAACGAAGTCTAAATAAACGTCATATTCCGTTTGTGTTAATTTCACATCTGGCAAAGACTTGCGAAATGCAACTTCGTCTTTAGAGATATGAGCTTTAGATATTTGGATTGCTCGTTCTTTAGTAATAGGTTTATCAGTCATTTTGACCGAAGCGCCACTTTCATATTTAGTCGAACCGATCCCAATGGTGGGCACGTTGCCGCTATCTAAATAAGGCTTTGAGCTATACCCCTCATGCCCAATTAAAGACGTAAAAAAAGCAGCCGAAGCTGCTAAGAGTGTTACTGCAATTTTAGTCTTGTTTGTCATGACTATCTTCGCCCATTAATTTTTTATGCAATTCTTCATCACGCTTATTTTTCTGCCTAGCGTAATACCAGTTCATTAAAAAGCCGCTTAGACCAATGATGATACTGGCCCAAAAAGCTAGATCGATTGAGCCGATCCACGCTGAAGCTGCTCCTACCACGCTACCCCCATATGTTGCAGCTTTACTTGTCGCCAAAGCTGTTGACGTATCTATAATTTGCTGATTATCTGACATACAGCGCCCCTTAATCGGACATAAAAAAGCACCCGATTAGGGTGCTATAGTGGATTAATTAATTTTTAATAAAGACAAAGTTTAATAAATCATTTGCATTTATTACCATAGATGAAACTTATTCCATTAATAGAAACTCCGAAACAAAACTAAAGAAACATTAATATTTGTACTTACCACTCAATCATGTATATAATTTCATCAAAATCAATAAAGCCTAAATACTGGATTATTTAGATGATTTCAATTTATTTGTACTTACCAATATTTTTATTATTATTTCTTACTTTTTTACCTAGAAATTTAGGTACTCTTGAAACTATAAAAGTAAAAAATAAGAATCCTTTAAATGGACTTAGAGCTATTTTAGCTTCAATAGTTATGTATAGTCATACATATAAAGAGCTATATGTGCATAGTGGAAATGATTGGCTATACACTCAAAGTCAATATTTCCAATATTTTGGATTTGGCAATCAGGCAATTAATGGCGGTAAAATTGGTGTAGCAATATTCTTTATGATATCTGGTTATCTATTTTATTCATTGCTAAACAAGAGTAACTTTGACAGTTTCAAATTCTTAAAGCAAAGATTTAAAAGAATATTTCCACTTTACTTCTTTATTATTACATTCTGTTTCTTGTACAACTATAAGTTTTTTAATAGCTTAAGCTTACTTGATAAGACTATTGAGTACTTTAAATTTCTTATCTTCTTTGGTGATAATACAAATATCACAAAAATGACTAGTGGAGTTGAGTGGTCTTTAAAACTTGAAATACTAATGTATTTCACTATCCCTGTTTTATTTTATTTATTTCATAATGTTAAAAACAAAATATCAAAACATATTTTAATTTTTGCGTCAGTGATCGCTGTATTTTTAATTTCATATATTACAAGAATGTATTTTGAATTTTATATCGACCCACGTGCTGCGTTATGTTTTTACGTGGGGTATGTAGCTTTAGATATAAAAAATGAAAATATTTTGACTTTTATTAAGTCTAAAACTTTTTCAGTAATATCATTATTATTTTTAACATCAGCTTTTTTTGTTACTGCTTTTAATTTTTATTACTTATATTTAATTTTTGCATGTTCATTTATTTTCTTGGCAGCAGTAAACGGTAATGATATTTTTGGCTTTCTCATAAATGAGCAAATTCAAAAACTAGGCGAAATAAGCTACAGTATTTATTTAACTCACGGTGTATTACTCTTCTTTCTCATGAAAGTCGCAGATACATTTATAAGCTTTGGTACCAGAGGTTCAGTATCTTTCATTTTCATTCATTTCCTCTTAACCTTCTTGGTTTCAGTTTTATCATATAAATATATAGAACAAGGGTTCAACAGGCCTCACTTTAGAAGCCTGCTGATTTCAAAATTTAAACAATTTTAATATTAATAATCATATCATCTGGTGTGGTTATGTTTGAACCAGTGAGATTCTGATGATAAACAGTAATTTGATCTAGCGCTGTGACTTCTGCCCAAATTCTTGAAGACGTGCCGAGAGAAGGTGAAGTTGCTGCAAGAGCTGTATCTGCCATCGTTACACCACTTAATACTATATTTCTGGAAACAATACTATTTGCTGGTATAGATACACCTGCATAGCTTAACTTTCGAGAAATATAATTATTTTGGTAGTATTGCAAAAGCCTATAGTTAGGTTGTTGCATATAGTTTGTATCGAAAAGAACACTACCCACTGTGATTGTTGTTTCACCACTAAATTTTAAGGTAAAGTCAAATTCTCCATTGCTAAAGTTTCTACCAACAACTAAATACTTATTTTTTATAGAACTCTGTTGTACTTCTACGTATGCACCAATACCTAAGCGTTTAAGTGTGTCAGTTCCAGCTACATTTATTGTGTTTATTCCTGAAGGTAATGCTACAGACCCAACACCAACATGGCGACTTGAATACATTCCTTGAGTTAATACAGCATAATCACTTACAGTGCCAACAATAGCCCCCCCATTTACATTTGCAATTGCTCTTAATATATCGCCTTTTGCAAATGTGCCACCACTATCTACATCAACTGCATTTTCAACTAAAGGATTATTTATAAGTGGTTGATATTCCTTATATGAAGGCATAAGTGGGAAACCATTCGCATATGCTCCAACATGCTCAATCTCAACCTGAGAATCAGCTGGTAGTGTAATTACTATATTACCTGTTCGCGTCTGTTCACTTGTAACTTCAAGTACTGCTAACTTCCAGTCGTTTCCATAGTCAACCATGATTTCTCCTGTTGAAATACGCGCATTAGTTCCATTAAACCCCAATACATTTGATTTGAAATTTGAATGATCAAAATTCTTAATTGGTCGATATAGAAATACAACTTTTGCCATTACCTCTTGGTTATTGAGAGGTAGAGTTAAATCTATTGAGCTGGCTGTTGGGTTAATTAATCGGATACCGTAACGAGTTGTAAAGCCTGTATCAACTTCTTCAAAACGTTTGACATCATAAACAAGGTCATTAGATAAACCAGAAACTCCATAGAGACCATATTTAAAATCATACTGGGGTACGTATTTAAAGAAATTTGTAATAAGCTCTGAGTTAGCTCCAAAACCAATGCCAGTTTGATTTAAGTAATTGTTATATAAACGACCATTTTCAAACTTTTTGGGTATTGTTCGTGTAGATGTCTCGTAAATGTATTTAGAAAATACACCATCTTTAATTTTAAACATGATATGTTCAGGATATTTAAAAGTATGGCTTGCATCATATTTAAAGCCACCCATCCGCGCTGGTATGTCTAACTCAAAGAAGGTGTTAAACCATTCAGTATAGCCGCCAGAATAGTAAGAGCCGAGGCACGCATCATGGATAAGAGCTTTTGCAAGTTGCTGATCATCCGCAGGGGCAATATTAAAGCCATTGCAGCTAAAACCAGCTCCATAATTAATTAAGAAATAATCAAATTTATTTACAAAATCTTTTCCAACAACATACCCACCTGCTAAAGTTAAATTTGTAGCTTGAGTCACATTACCTGCGTTGTAAAAATGTTGGATGCATTCATTAATAGTTACATTGTCTAGAACGTTTTCATAGAAGTTTCCAATTCTTTCACCACCTGTCCAAGCACTCGTATCAAGCGGGTAGATAGAGATACCATTTTGAAATCGTTCAATTAAAATGTTTGACCATCTCCATTTATACGCATTCCCTGCATCAAAGCATTTTTGTGCGTGTGTTGTAGATGTGCGAGTTACGTTACCGACAATAATTAAATTACTAAATTCACACATTGGGATGGTTTGCGTATTCCAGCCCGTGCTAACTTGATAAGCTGCTTGCATTTCAGAACGAGGCGTTTTAAAAAGATCAATCGGTTCATCAGGATCAAAAAATATAGTTGAATTATTACCCTCTATTTTTGTAAAAGCACGAACCGGCAAAGTATCTTTTATATAATAAGCCGCATGGGGAAGTTCAAAAGTGTATGTACTATATTTATTTGAAGATACAGCTTTACTAATATTTGTAAAAATAACGTACTTATTCATATTCAGCATTTTTTTAAATGCTTCGGTATCATCATGCCCTGATTGATATGCAAGCACTTCATTGCTAGTGAATTGAAGGTCCCCATAAGCGCCAAACATATACGGGTTTAAGACTCTATTCTCTAGCTGTCTTACCCACCCATTGATGCAAACACCGCCATCATTTTCATTTTTTCTAGTTGAATCATATACAAATGTTCCTCCACCTTTATAAGGAATTACAGTACCTATAATGCCCGCATGATACGACTTTACATATACTGTTCTGCCTTGCCATAAGAGAGTTAAGTTTGATAAATCATCAATACTTTCAACTGTGAAAATGGCAGAGTTAGCAATTTTTAAAGCTTCATTTAAACTATTTAAAGCAGTATTAACATCAAGCTGTAATGACTCAAAATTTTCAATAATTTCATCAATACGTGTTAAATCAACTTTTCCATCTAGTAGCCCAAGAATCTTTCGTAAAATTGCTAAAATGTCAGAAGCATTATTAATGTTCGCTAAAATCGCATTCCAATTTGTTGCCATAACTTTTCTCCGCGCAACAAAAAACCGCCTTTCGGCGGCTTGTGTTTTCATATCTTTATCGGGCTTTTATTGCAAAAATCACCGAAGTGTTTTTCATGCGGGTTTCATCTGAACCAGTACTACCAGTCTTACTGTATTGCTTCATTCGAACAGCAGAACCTTGAATGTCACCTGCATTTGTTCCACCATCAGACAATACAACGGACTCCGTACGACTATCAGTATTTCGATCATGATCATGGCGTTTTAGTGTATCTTCTTGATATGATCCCAATGTGCGTCCAACATCCAAACCACGCCCAGAATCTAAGCCACGCAATACAACACCCCGGTAATCTGGAACAGCAAAAGTAGTAGTCCCATTCCCCCCGTAGGTTGTACCTAGCTTTGCAAATAATTTTGGATAATCAGCAATATTATAAAGTTGACCATCACATATAAGCCGGTTAACTGGAATCGCGCTAAAAGGATAAATAGCAACATTTCCGATTTCTGAATCGGACTTGTCATTGATTCCATTAACGGCATCGATCAGTTCATTGATCTTTTTTGTTGAGGAGTTAAGTAACCAGTTAAACCACTGCCGAGCAGGCTGCAATAATGTTGGAAAGCCCTTTTCTAATTCAAGACCTTCAGTATTACTACTTTTATCATCGGCAAGTTTTGCAAATTCTGTTAATTTATCAATAGTCATCTTCGCCCTCGAAAATCAACCTTACACCAGAAGGTAAAGGGAACATTAGTTTCACTAGCTCTCGTTCATAAACCTGATAACTTTCTAGGAATGAGAAAGTTATTGTCATGTTAAGGTTGTCTTTAAACTTAAATGGTTTATCAATTACGAGAGAAATAATTTCTTTTGCTGACTGCTCGGAACAATCACTTTTATTAAGCAAAATTTTGGCTTTAATTACTTTTTTGAAAAGCTGCGTTGACATCGCTAAAGCGGTATAACCACTCATACCTGATTCACGCCAATAGCCTGATTTAATACTCGAATCTTCAGTATCCCGCCAAGTTAATGAACCTGGCTGACCCTGAAAGCCAAAATAAGCAACTGGTACCGAATTAGGTATCGAATTTGGCGCGCCTACCCAATCCGCAATAATCTGCAGTTGATCCCCTGTAGCTGTTTCAAGATCAAACTTATCGTTAAGACCATTCAGACATACAAGACAATCAATTAAAGGATTAATAAGCGCTTCGATAGTTTTTTTAAATTTTGGCTTATCTCGATGCTGGCTTGATATGAGGGCCACATATTTACTTGCATCCAATTAGAACCCTCCTGAAGCATTAATCTCGATATTGTCTGAGTCACAATAAGCAACTTCATTAAATGCGAGACTAAAATTACCTTCTATGACAACACCATTGGCAATAATCTGTATCGAGTCAATTTGATATGTTTCAGATTCCAAGCTTCCAAAAAGCCCAGCAGGGATATATAACTTATTGATCATGATTCGATCACCAATATCAAGCTGGTTCACATAATCTGCTAGGTTCCGCTTGATACTGTTCTCAATCTCTTTTGTATATTCAGCAGATCCCACAATATTTAATTTAAAACCTATGTTTACAATATTGGGGCGATAAAGAGCCACTGATTCTTCATCACCAAATGCATTTATAACAGTCACATTAACATTGCCATACCAACCACAACCTAAACTCTTTTTTGCTCGCATAAGTTTTGCGATTTCTTGAGCATCACCACCAGCAACAACCACACATAAACTATGTGGAGGAATTCCTAGTTCGTTTACATTGTCATTATCATTCTCATATGTTTTACATCGTGAGACTCCTTCTAAACTAAAAATTCCTCCTTTGATACTATCTGTCTTTGACTGAGAAGGAATTGCTACAGAAAGAGCTTGGCGTTGTCTTAACTTAGCATCAGATTCAACTGGCATTCCTAAGGATGAAGAAGCAGGGTTATTTACACCTTTCCAGCCCCGTGTTGGTTTACCAATGGTCGTGATGGTATTACTCAGCGCTAATATTGCACCTGGCTTTTTTGCCTTAGCAGTAACAATAACCATTCCAGAAGCTGGAATTGTTACCAGATCAGGAAACATCCATTGATTACCATTACGATCGAGTGCATAACCGTTTTTTATTTCTGTGCCTGGTGTACCTGTAATTTCCAAATCTACTGTTGAAAAAGTGGGTAGCTGACGTGAAATACCATTAATGGCCACATTCCGAGACAGAGCATCTTTAACGGCTGTCTTAGGTGAAAATGTAGAGTAGAGATCAATAATTACGGCATTCACATCAGCTATGCCACGTGAATAAACACCAATCATTTGACCGTCTTGGCTATCATTTTCTAGATATGCATCTTCACCATAAATTTCCTTGTACTTAGTTTTGATGTAGTCAACAATTTCATAGTAAGTTGGTGCAATGGGACCAGCATCAGTAATTACTGGCGCTACAGTTGTTAAAGTCATGTTGTTAAGTCCCCGTTAAGAGATGCTTCACCAAATATTGTATTAACTGTCATTGAGACAGTTAAACGGCGAGTATCTGGGTCTAATGCGCTTTGAAAATCTACGATGCTTTTTACGCCTGGTGTTTCCAGTACTCGCTGATGAAGTGTGAGTTCATAAAGATTTTTAGAATGTTTCCCAACAATAGATTGGTTCCAGCCGGTACCGTCCGATGTATCTGCAAACCACTCGCCAAGCCATAGTTTTAAGCGCGTGAGTATTGCTTGAGCTACTGCCTCCGGAGAATTAACGAGAAAGTCATTCTTGCCGGATCCGAAGACATAGTCGCCGTCACTTGAAAGTTTTCTATAGCGCATAAAAAAAAGACGCTTTCGCGCCCCTCATATTGATCTCTACTGTTGTGGTGGGCCTGAATTTTCAGCCCCAGATTTAACACCAGTTGTAATGTGTTTAATTAAGCTCACAGTCTTTGCAAGAACATCTTCAAGTGACTTAATTAGTCCACTCACTGTTAATGTCTTTTTCATTTCAACATCACAATTGAAAACCACTTTCTGGCCAAAAAAGTTAATAATTCCACCTGGTGTAATTTGGATCTTAGTCGCATTGTCATCGGATCTAATTTCCAGATTTTCTGCAGAAATATTTTTAATCTTTTTGGCTTGTGATTGAGGTTTAAAGAAAGCAAAGCCATCGGATAAATCATGGTGTCTAGTATCAAAAGGATTTTGAACCCCTCCAGATTGCCACCAGAGGTCGATATTGCGCGAAGAGAAGCTAACTATACATTCATCACCAACATCGATTGGGTGAGTGATAGTGAATCCACCAGCGCAAGGAAACATCACCGGCACGTCTTGCAATATCGGAATTTCAATCATCTTGATACTGCCTTCAGGAGTTCGCACTGGTACACGGATTGATGGCTTTACTTCTACCGTTACAGCATCTGGATCATAACTAACCACTTCACACGGCAAGTTAGTCCAAATTGCTAAAATCTCCTCACTAACTGCATCTTTAATAATGTCTAGCAGATCCGGTGAGCGCTCATTATTTGATAATGCCATTAGGTGCCCTCCTGCTCTGGAGTCCAGCTATCATCTACCGCATTTATGGTAATTCCGCTTTTGGGTACCACTGCCCCAAGTGCAGTACAAACCAAATTTGTATACCATTCATCCCCACGTGTATCACCGCTATGCTCTAATGCCTGGATAACAAAAATACCTTGGGCATTGGTAGCAAGTTTTGGAGTTTTTTGTGGCTGGTCTACTTGTTGGTCACCGTACGAAATATCGAAATTCTCAGACTGCAAATTAGTTAGATCTATCTGAATACGGTCTTTACGCTTTAACTTAGGGTTAAGTAAACATTTAACTACTAGCCCTTCGCTAGTTAGCTGAGGCATTCCCACCATGCCAGTGTTTGCAGTTAATACAAACATCGGCTGAAGCGTCCACTTATCTAGTTCAGTAGAACTTAAAACGCCGTCTGAATAGTCATAAGTGACGTTATTCTCTTTGCCAATCTTTTCGATATATCCATGTAAACTTCCGAAAAGAACGCGGCCACGCGGGTATTTTTGTTCGCTTAAAACTGCAATTTCACCAACATCAATATCGTACTTTTTGACTTCCTCTTCAATCAGTTCACTTAATCCCTGAATTGAAGTGCCGGCGGGTACTGACTGATTTATTACGGCACTTTTTACCTGGTCGCCCGATATTGCTAAAACACAAAGATACGTATCTACAGGACTGCTGCGGCCTCGTCTAAACTGAAAAACACTACCTTTAAAAATAACCTCAGGCTCATCATCTCCATAACTACAAGCCAAAATCACTTGCGTATCTTTTTTTGAGTCATCAACCCCAGCCAAAAGGTTCATAGTTTGATGAGATAAATTATAGATATAAATTTCGGCTGCTTTAGGCTGCTCAGTTGTTCCCTGGCTAACGACGAAAGTAATTTTAAAATCTGAAAAATCCAGAGCTTCAGGGGCGTTTTTATCAACCTGAATGGTTAGCCTACAATTACGCATCCACTGCATTGTCATGAGTCACTCCAAAACAGTTTTATCATCGTACCTAAATCGGTGAATTGCTGGATTTCATCTTCATTAGTATTTAGTACATACAATGAACCACTAATAATATGCTGGTGTTGGATAAGCAAATTATCCCCCATCAACAAAGGTAAACCGGCAATTAAAGGATTATCAGCATTATCAAAAATATCTAAGAACCAACTACCCACACGGTAAATAAGTTGCAACTTATATTGTGTTCCGCCTAGCCGAATACTAAATTTTTGATTGCCATTATTGAGCGGTATTTCATAAATCATAGTTATTCGCCAAATAGAGCCGTTTTAACCATTCCCGCAATTTGGCTAGCCATAGACTCATTTATAGGTTTTGCTTGAACGGTACCACCGTTGCTGACTGCTGCCGTTGCTTCAGGACTTGCTTGATTTTCAATAGCGACCAGCGCTGTTTCGGTGCTGACAATCAGTACTTTTTTGAATGAAATATCGATCATCAAAACATTTTCAGTTTGAAGTTCGGTAGTACATCCAAGCGACTTAATAAGCATGTTTGTATATAAGCGCTTACCCGTTGAGATGATTAATGGGAAAGCCTGCTCTTGTAGCTGCAACAAAGTTTGATAAACAATCGTCAAACTTGTATTACCACCCAAGATAGTATTTCCCAAAAAACCATTAAGTGTGCCTGCGCTTTCAGACCAACCTACTTTCATCGTAATCTCAGGTGGTTCCTTATAAGCATGATCTGATATTGGTGCACCAACTTCCGTAGGGTGTTCTGTGACCTTAAGTTCATCCTTATGCTTTTCTTCGATAGTTACATCTGCAAAAAGACCCATGATTGTACGACCACGGCCAGATAACAAAAGTGATCCTACAATCTCAGAATTTGATATGGCCACGCCTGACCCTAGGGCACCATTAAGTAATGTTCCTATTGCCATGCTTTTCTCCAGACATTAAAAAACCCACCAATAGGCGGGTTTTTGGGGTTAGAAAACTTTAAATTATTTAATAGTATAAGTTATCAGGTCATCAGGTTGATTTCCCCAACCTGTCCATATTTCACTTAGTACCACCTTCTTTCCATTTAAAGACTTAACCTTATAAATAAACACTCTCGGGGGACTACTCTCATTTGGCTTATTCTTTTCAACCAACATAAAAGTACTTTCATCTAGCCATTTAACACGTGCTGGAAGATTTACAGAACATTCTGGATTACCCATCTCACTTGATAAACCAGAATTAGTCTTTAAAGAAATACCAGCACAATTTGCACCAGCCATAACGAGATTTTTACCGCTTAATTGGGCTTTATAGTCTGCTGCATTAGCCCAACTAGTAATAAAGATTAATCCCCACAAAAAGAGCTTATTCATATCTACACCATTATTCCTTTCGCATTTCTAGCCATTAATACCATGGAATTTTCTTGCTGACGTTTAACTGCATTTGCTGAATCAATTGGATTTGAAGCACCATTAATCGTCATATCAGTTTGATAGCTTTGATAAATCGTAACATTCGAAGAAGTTAAATTGGAAGCATTAATATCTGACTTATTAGGATTGCCTTTAGGTGGTCCATAATTATTTATCACTGGTTGATTAACTGAGCTTAAATCATTTTGTGAATAATAATTTTTTTGATGAGCTTTGAATGATTTATTTTGTACCATTTCACCCTTAGCAATATAACCATCCCCATTGGAATCCCAAACTTTATTAAGCTCATAAGCTTTTGACCCCTTCTTGTAACCATATCCAGTTACAGCTGTATATAAATCGGCTACATTTCTCTTTTTTGTAGACTTGAAACCACGATCTTTAAAGTACTTTTCAACATAAACCATTTGTTCATCAAATGATAATGAAGAGAACTTCTTCCGACTCATTCCATAGTATTTACCCTTGGTACCTCCGCTACCTTCCATAAACTGTATTAAACCAGTTGCAGAAGAATTAGGGTTTTTTACACTTGGGCTAAAAGTTCCACCTGTTTCAAATGAAATAACAGCAGCTAGATCATTTGGATCTACTCCAATCTCTTTTGCAACCTTTAAAATGGATTTTGCTTTCTCGGAAGTAAACTTTTTATTTGATATGTTTTGGCTATAGCTTTTTGTACGAGAACTAACAGCCCCTTTCACCGCATCAACTGTAGCTTTAGCGACTCCCGTAGCTGCGGCCACGCCTTGTTCGATTGCACTCTTAACAGCCTGTGTAGCACTTACGACCTTTTCTTGCGTTGGCGAGACCTTAGTCGGATCGGTAGGATTAACATAATTCTGTACAGCCTGCTTAGCTTTTTGAACGCCTTGCTGTACCTCCGTAGCGACTTCTTTAAGTGCTCCGGCTGGGTCCTTAATAATTTTCTGAACAAACTCAACTGTTTTATCTTTAACCTTGTTGAGAATATCTAGAAAATCTTTGATCTTATTGATAATCGTATCAATGCCATTGGTCCACTTAGACCAGTCAAAAAGTGATTTACCGCCTTCACGCCATGTTTTGTAGTCATCATAAAGCAAGGCTAGTGCTGCACCTAAAGCTAGGATGATGCCAATCGGTGAAGCGAGAAAAGCTAGTCTGAATAACTTCAGCAATCCGATAAAGGTTTTCAGTGCCGGGATAAACTTAAGCACTAGTCCTAAAGACTTGGCCATAGCGCTAAACATTAGAGCCAACATTGCAAAGCGTAGGCCGATTGCTAGACCTTCTTTGATTTGCGGGTTCAACTGTGAAAATGCATGTATACCCGCTTGAATTAACTGATTAAGTAATCTCAAGATCGGAATAAGCGCTTTCCCAGCTTGCATAACAATGACTTGAAAACCTGTTTTCGTCATCATTGTAAGATCACGGTATTCAGTCATGAACTCATTACCTGATTTAGCCAGGTCATCATTCATACCGAGTTCTTTCTGGATCTTCTGGTATTTCTCCATGTTCGAGATGAATTTACCATCCCGCATGGCCAACATAGTTTTTTGATCGATACCAAGAGAGTTTGCATAGGCATTCGCTTGGTAAGCTGGCATCTTTGCTAAAACACCGCTTAGATCCTTCATCACCTCCACACGGTCACGCATCGCGCCGTTTGCATCTCGTGTAGTAACACCAAGGCTCTTAAGTTGCCCTTCATAGCCTGGTGAATTTCGGATCTTTTCAGCAAGGGATTCTAAAGACCCTATAGCACCATCGGCACTACCACCAAGTTGAGAAATGGCGTTCCCATAAGCATTAATGTTGGTGACACTAGCACCAATACGCTGAGACGAAAAATAAAGCTTATCTAGCTCGCTGGCCGTTTGTCGCACTGCAACTACTGCACCAGTAGCCAAAGCCATCAAAGCACCATTTAAAGCCTTAGCTTTCCATTCAATGCCATCCATGGCACTTTTCATATTAGCTAGACCTGAATTATCTGTATCAAATCCAAGTGAAACTAAAAAGTCTCGAATAACACCATTTTTAGCCATGGAACCACCATTATTTATTTTTTCTTTCACGCTCCTGGTTAAGCAGATATTCGTTATCTGCTACGACATCGAGCGCATCATTCATGAGGGCTATATCTGCTAAATCTAGCTTCCCATTTTTTAAAGATTCAAATTTACACATGCCTTTAATGACTGGCCGCATGAGCCAATCTGACTCATCCGGCAAGCTTTTAAAGTTTATTGAGGTTGCTTCTGCATGCTCGATGCCTGAGTAAGCAACCCTAGAATAAAATTTCCGAGATTAATCCGAATCGTTGCAATGACTAAAGGCAATAGCTCAGTCATACCAAGGTTATCGAACATAATTGAGTTATTGCGGCAAACTACGGCACCACCACGTTTAACAACGCTTAAGCATTTATAAATTATGAAATTGACATCTTCTTCGGGCATAGAAGCAAATACTTCCATTAAAGGAGAGAATGCATCTGCTAGAGGAGTAAGGTCGTCCAGATCTGGAATAGCTTCAGGTTCCTGAGTAATCTTCTCAACTTCACTCGATTCTTCAGCCTTTTTGATCTTCTCTTCATTTGCCTCAATGGCTGCAATAGCTTTTGTTAAATCACCTTTCGCAACCTCAGCAATGATTGGCATTAACTTAGGTACGATGGGTGCAATTTTTCGGGATACGTGAAACTGATCGACCGCATTTAAGCGGCCGATTGTGTATTCAATTCCATTAATTTCCATTATCAAAAACCTTATTCGTATGTACCTAGTTGCTCTTCAATCTGGATTGAATCAAAGACCCACTCTACCGTGCCGCCATCTTTTGCATTTTTAAGATCTGGAATCTTTTTAAATGCACATAGGTCAGCAGTAGCGTTGTCACCAGACCCTTCATTGTTCAAAGTGATGGTGTTTTTACCCCATTTTTTAGTGTTTGATTTCTGCAAGTTATAAAGGTTCATTAACTTGGCATTTGTTGGGGAAGTTTTAAGGAGGCTAATTGTCACCTGTCCAGAGTTGTCAGCATGTAAAGAATGCATGCCTTTGCCATCTGCCCCGACAAGCATTGAGTTTTTATCACCAGCCATGGAAATGGTAATACCTTCATCTGCAATAGCTGCACCATAACCAAGATCAATAACTGCATCGTCACTCGTTAAAGTGCAATGGATGTCCATAAAAGAATATGTACTCACGTATTACTCCTTAACGATTTACTGCTACAAGAACATCAGCAAAATGCGTTGCACCAGCTAATTTGCTTGCGATTTGGAAGACTGGCGACTTTCGATTTTCACGCTCAGATTGAGGTTGATCATCGAGACTATTAGCAAATACATAAAAGGCTTTGCTTAAGTAATCACCTGTAGAAAGCACGCCAAAGCTATCACCATTCCATTGACCAGGACCAAGCAAGCCATTGGTAACACCTTTCTTACATGCTCGTTCAAGCACTGCACATTGACGATTAACGCCTGCACCTGTTTGCGGGATCTTGGTTGTATTGGTGTAGTAGAGATTAAAAAGTGCTGTCTCTAAATGGTTTTGGTACCAATCCAGACCGTGGATCTCATCAAAGAAGGTACCATCTGTCATGACGCCTTCTTGAAAAATGGCTGTGTCATTGTTGTATCCAGCGAATACATTGCAATTTTTAGCCGCTAATGCTTTAGCTTCACCGGTATCGAGATCTTCGGCAGCAATACCCGGAAGCTGTTTAAACTTCAAAGTAATTGTTGTATTGGTACCCAAGAAATTTACTGTAAACGCACGGCCAAATACCGACACTGCCGCATATGGGTTGTCACTTGAGAATACGGTGAACGTACGGCGATATTTCTTAGCTTTAAGCTTGTACGGAATATCGGTAGTGCTCGTTGCGCTCAAGCAATTTTCATCTTGCGATGTATAACCGAATAAGCGTGAAGGATCAGCCGCCTCAATCAAAGCTGCAACGTCTAAAACTTCTTGTTCTGTTAAGTTTGCAGCAATAGCAAGACCGTACCATTTAAGCGATTTAAGGCATGTTTGAACGACTTGCTGAATTGTTTCCGCATCTGCGCCTTCTTTATGCCAGTAACCGATATATAACGTACGTGGCTTAGGTGATTGGCTGAAATAAACTAATGCAGCTTTATATTCTGGATCGTCTACGCCGTAATCCTCACCAACCTCGGTAATACTTGAATATGGGCGCATACGCTCAATAACATCAATTACACCACTTGTTGTTCCGAGAATTAAAAGAGAACCAAATGAGCGCGGTCCCGCCGCCAATGCAGCAAGGCTAATGCTGACATTTACGACATTAGAAATGGGCAATGTCATGGATTACTCCTGAGAATGTTTAATTGTTCCAGCATCTACAAACGACTTAACAGAAAACGAACGTGTTGTTTTCCGCTTGAAGACTGCGGTTAAGTCATATCGGTGTACATACTGATTATTGAGAAAGTCAGGCGCGGTAATGAGCTCACCGGTACTGATAAATTTGATTTTCTGCGCTTTGAGTTGCGCGATATTTTGCGGAATACCTAGACCATCTTTTAGAACGTTTGCAATCGATTGGCCATGGTCGCCATAGAACGATAAAAATAGCGTCAATTCTTCATGTCGAATTGAATCCATCGTCTCATCTTTCTGGTCGAAGTAAGGCCCATCATCAGGTTTTATATTCTTTACAGCAAAGGCGCACCAATCCTCACCAACTTCGGGAAATGGCGGTGGATCTCTTTGAAAACGTGGCCGAACCATATCACCTGGTAAAGAAGTAATTCCGACGATGAAAGCTTGAAAGATGTCTTCTAACTCTTGGTCATAAGCTGATCCGCTGCTAGGGGTGATATATCCCCCTGTAGCAGAGTCACCCATGATTTACCCCAACGGCTTAAGCTCGCAAATTGCTTTAATGAAACCTTGGCCATAATGCAAGTTATTCAAAACCTGAGCTACGTTGTAAGTTTTACCCTTCCAAGTAATCTCATCAGCTTTGGTTTTTGAATCGCCCGAAGTTAAAGCGAACTGTGTGTGAATATTGATAGCGCCTTTAATCAAAGTGCCATCCGGTCGGCGGTCCATGTTAAGGCCATTATTTGTAGTAACAACCCCATTAAAAGGTGTTGTGGTAATCGTCTCTTGAGATCGTCCGTTGTTTCCAACGATGACCTCTGTACGCTTACAGATAATGCCCGTCTCCATAAAGTCCGGATCTAGCAAAACGTCTGAAACATCAAGTTGAGCCACGCTTTACCTCCTTATCCTTTTTCATAATTACGTAAGTAACCGACTTTCTAAGCTCACCAGTATCGATCAACGGCCGAACAAGGCCTGTTTCGGCAGGCCCCGATTCAAGCTGTTTAAGATACTGCTTAGCACCTTTACGGCCACGCCGTGCTCGAGCACGGATTGTGGCCAAAGATAAGGGAGCAAATTCACCATTAACGAAGTAAGCCCGAACTGAATTCATTGCAATCATTCCAGCGGATTCGAGTAGCTTCATCATTTTTTGGCTGTTTCCATCTAAAGCAGCATCAACCGCTTTAACTAACTTTTCGCCTACCTCATCCTGCACTTGCTCAACACCTGGTACAAGTGTAGCTCGCGCGGGTATATTCATAGCTGGTGAGCCATTTTCCATAAGGTATCCAAGTTCTGCATTAGTTAGTCCATCACCATCGGTTCGTGCTTCACCATGGGGAATACCAACTAAAACGTCTACTTGAGAAAGTTCAGCTATCGCTTTGAAAATTTCAGCAAAGCCATTACCTGAAGATTTAACACCGCTGCTCATAGCTGGATTCCTCCAGCACCAGCCATCAGCAATAACTGATAAAACTGGACGCCCCAAGTAGTTTGGTTCCAATGGCCTGCATCAGTAATGAGTACGCCGGAAACATCCATAGATTTTGAAACACCATCAACTGATTTAGACGTCTCATTACCCACAATTTTGCCGGCATCAGCACCAATGCTTGCAGCACTCATCGTACGCCGGTAAAGCGTAAGATAATGAGCTATGAACAGTGTTAAACCATAATCGAGCACATCCTCCCAACGTTCCTCACGAAGCAACTTCTTCCCAAGGTTTAAGTAGAAATTAAACTGAAATGATGGATATTGCGTTGTATCAGCAAATGCCGGCATTTCTTCACGAAAAGAGGATTCACTGATCATGTGTTAGGTTTCCTTTGGTGTGGCCTTTTCTTTTGCTGGTGTAGCTTTAGCTAAATCAGCCTTTAACTTTGCAATTTCAGCGTCACGGTCTTGAAGTTCTTTTGCTGACTGAATTTTAAGATCACTAAGTTCTTTATCCTTAGCCTTCATTTCTTCGTCATGCTTAAGAATTTGTTTTGCTGCTTCATCAATCTGGATTTGCATTGCTGCAATTTCCTGATCTTTCTGCTCAAGGACCTGTTCAAGCTCATTGGTATATGCTGAATGTGCTGGAATTTCCTGTGAATGAGCTTTCACGAACCAATGATTGGCCACGTCTTCTTCAACTTCTTGAATTCCCGCTTGCAAAACGATTGTTTTCACTTCCCCTTGTTCATCACGACCAAGGTTAACGGTTAGCGGCTTACTTAAAAGAATTTGTACTAACTTAGACATGCTCACCCCTTATAGGCCATCAGCGTAATAAGCTGTTTCTGGATATACCCATTCAACAACACCTAAACGGCCGAAATAGGTAGTAATTTGTCGAATACCACGATATTCGATTGGTGTACGTTGCAATGGTACAAGCGGGAAGCGCACACGATCTTCAGACTGTGTATACGTCAACATACGATCCGTACCACCCGCACCACGTTTTACACACCACTTAGAAGGCTGAATATTTAGAGGTCGGCCATTCACAGAATTACTTAAGCTATTAAGCTTTAAGAACTCAAGAATAGAGATATTCCCTGCTTCACTGACAATACGCGAAGTTAAGAGACTAAATTGCACTGGTGGCAATAAAAGCTTGTCCGGGCAAACCGCAAAACCTGAAGCCACCCATGCGTTATTTAAGACAAGGTTTACATCGTCTAAAATTTCTTGTGGGGTTGCTAGTTTCCAGTTTTTATTTACGTTCGTTGCACCTACTTTTGAAGAGTTTAAAAGTCCTTCTACACCAAGCGTGTCATCGCCGATATATACCTGTTCGTCAATATCCATTTGATATTTCAGGTTCATACCTTTGAATTTCTGGTCATCCACTGGACGGCCTACAGCTCGTGCAGACTCCAATTCTGGAATGGTATAGCCAATTTCCATACCCCATAAGCTAAGAGGTTGGGCAGTCTTGCCGATATCCAACGCAATGCCGGCAATAGCATCGGTATTTTTACCAATCCAAGATTTCCCGGTAGGAGATGGACCACCAGCTGCAGCAAATGTAGAGTTTGTGAATGAAGATACTTCATCTGCAATTGATACATCAGAGCGCAAGTCAATATCACGACCCCATGTAATATTTGCTAATGGCTCGTGTAGAGTTTGGTCGAGACGTTCCAATTCACCTAAAAGGAATGCACCAGTACTGTCTATCGTACGGGCATCAAAGGTATGCATCGTTCCAGAATCGCGGGTACGTGCTCGAATTGGTCGTCCCATTGCTACTGCTTGAGTCATGGTCGAAGCTAAGAGTAATTTACTCATATTTTCATTTTCTCCAGGCGTAAAAAAAGACGCATATAGCGCCGTGATTTACGTCAAAAATATTTTAGATGTTGTAATAGATTTCTACGTTGCCCTGAGCATCAGCATCATGCATAAACATTGCATTCTTGATCTCGATGGTGTTTGTACCATCTGCAACTGCTTCAATCCCACCGATTGGTTTTAGTTCTGTTCCCGTAGCTACACGCACATAAACTTTCCCAGCTTTTTTCGCTGTACCGGCGTTACATTTAACTGTCATGTAACCACGGCGCATGATGTCATTCACAATTCCTGATTGAGGAACAGCTGCACCGATTCCATTTAAAGCTGATTGTGTAGGGTAAGAACGCACAATTAAGCCGTATACATCGGTATCTGCCGCTTCAAGCGGTACGATTCCCTCTGCTGTTAGCTTTCCGAAAATACCAAAGGCGCCAAAATTACCTTTAAGGATGTGTGCTTCAACTGTGGAGTGTGCTTTTCGTGAAATATCACCTGGAATGCCTGACGGCATACGATATAGATATGCATTACCCATTTATTAATTTCCTTTGTTTGCCCAATATTCACGGTTACGTTTATTCATTTCAGCCGGTGTCATTGGCGCTCGACCAAAATCACGAGTAGAAATGCCAGAACGTACACCAGCGGCGTTGTTTTGTTGTTTGAGGAGTTCAGATGCCCCAATAAATGCAGCATCGACTGTATAAGCTGGCATAGTTTCAAAGTTCGGGGTGGCACCTACAAACGGCGTTAAGACTTTTTGCCCATCTGCCGTAGCGTATGCCTGTTTTAATACATTGCGCTTGGTATTTAAAACAGCTTGGCCATTATTGGCACTATCGAAAGTTGGCATCTTAAAGCCCGGTACCAAAACCTCTGCGCGTGATAAAACTTCTTGAAGTGAATCACCGGTATGGTTTTGAATACCTTGTTCAGATAATTTTTGAGCTTGTTCAGCTTCCAAAATATCGTCTTCGGTTTCTTTCCCCTTACCATCGCCTTCTTCATCATCTTCAGTTTCCGATTCAGAATCTTTGGTTTTTTTCTTTTCCAGATTTGAGAGTCGCTCATCAAATGTTTGGATTGTTGTTTGAACTGTTTTGAGAGCCTTCAAGAGTTCACGATTGATAGCAGCATCAGTTGTTTTGCCGCCATCATCCTCTTCATCATCTTCGGTTTCGACATCCTCCTCATCAGTGCTCTTGGCTTTTTCCAAAGCCTCATCAATTGTACGTTTAGCTTTGCGTAAGCTTTCCAACCAGCCTTTACTTTGTTTAGGCATAAAACTATCTCCGATTTTACAACGCGACCCACAACGCCCCTTATCAACCAGAGCAATGTGATTACCAAAAATATTTGTTTGAATCCCTCTTCCTACGCTAATTTCAGTGTAATCAGCGTCATACCCGAGAGAGACTTCAACCTTTCCTTTCATCACAGCATCAATCATGTCTTTGTCTGTAATGAGCAGATCCGCCACTAAACAATCAGAATCTTCGTCCTCACCACGGCGTACATCATGTGCAGTTCCGTTGGAAAGTTTCTTCCAATTCTCCGGGGTTACCCAACCCTTTGGATGATCATTGGTGACAGGCTTCCCTTCAAAACTGGCGATCGTACGTGGATCAAATAAAACATCTTCACCACGTTCAATGATGATTAGACCGGAGTTATCAGCGGTAACTGGCACTTCACCATCGGCATAAAGCAATTTACCAATCCGAGCCAATGGAACATCTCGGCAAAGTAAATAACCTTCAGGCGTTGTTTCCCTTGTTCTACCAAGTTGGCCAGTAGTGTAGAAATTAGATCTATCTACCGTAGCCTTTGACTTATGTTTCTTTTTAAACATGGATCACCTTTTTGCAGGCAATAAAAAACCACCCGAAGGTGGCTTTTTTGAATTTAAAATTACGAATTAAATTCTTCGGATGTCATTTCACCCAAGTAAGAAATTGAAATTAATTGAAAATTATTTATCACAGTTTGAGGATCATTTGCTAAAACAGAATTTTTAATATCTGTTTTAATTTTCTCTAGCGATGATAGATTAATTTTATTTGTATCAAGGCTAAATGTTCCTTCAGCCTTATTCAAAGAGTTATCAATTGGATTTTCATAGGTTCCATAAGCTAAGTACCAATGTTTTTTCTTATGACTCATAATTTGTTCTCAAGTTTACTAAGAAGATATATCTTAACATAAGATAAGCCTATAAAAACTATGGAATTACCGGTTCCGCATAACAACGACAATTAGGTAAACACCCGGCATGACCTTTTAAATTATCCAAAGTTGGTGGACTATCCCAAGCAACAAATTTCCCATTCATTGCCTTATGGCTTGGCCTTACATCGCCGTCTTCGCTGGTTCGCCAGATATAACCTTCGGATCCAAGATTTTCGGCTCTCGCTTGAGTAAATACACATGAAGCACGACTTACTTCAGTACGTGCAATTGTGTTTGCTCTGGATCTTGTCACACGACCAGTTGCCATAATCAAGCCAGCAATCTCACTTGAACGGTTGCCTTCAATTAGCGATCGAGTAGACAGGTCATGAATACGCTGTGCTGCATCAAGTGGCAAAGACTTAATAAGCCTTACTTGATCATTCAAGAGCTGCTGATATACAGCTCCAGTGTCAGTATTGCGGATTTGCTCACGTACACCTCGTGAGAGATCCTTGGCATAGATGAGCCAAGTTTTTTCGTCACGTAGGGCTACATCTGTAATGATTCGACCTGCCGCATTTTGTGCCCAAAATTGAAGTGTATTTGCATACTCATTTAATGATGCAATCATTAGCGGGTATGTTTTGGGATCGTTTACATCAAATCCCTTTACGATCGTATCAACATACCCCGCAATTTTTCTAAGCTGCTGACTGTATCGAATCTCGGTCTTTCTCGCCAGGTTCGGAGAGATCCGACTTATTTGGCTCTTCATCGTCATAACCTTCATTTGGTGGCGGTGGATCATCTTTAGCCTGGCTAATTTCCTCATCAGAAATATGAGAGAAAATACCGGTAGATTCGCTTGATTGGCGTAATTCTTTTAACGCCGTTTGACGCGAGATAATTCCAGCCTCTTCAACCTTAGTAACTGCCTCGGCGACTTTAGCGGCAATCTCTGCCTTTTTCTCATCGTCTATTTGCCACAATGAAGCAAAATCAAACTTAAATGAGCTTGGCAGTGGTTTACCCAATTTTGACCGCGATACAATTTCAAGCAACTTATGCAGCGGCGTACGCATACGGCCTTCTTGTTGCTGGTTGATATTGTCGTAATAGTTTGATAAGTCAGACTCACCAGTTGCACTAAACCCCGCAGGTGATTGCCCAAATAAGCGAACAAGAGGAATTCCCAAAGCACCTGCAATTTGTTGGCCAAATTGCATCAGAATATTATCAAGCCCGGAAAAACTATATTGATGGGCCTCATAAGTATCCTCAGCATCCATCAATGTAAGGCCTTCGTTTGATTGCCATAGTCGGATCTGATTGATTTGTTCAACTAAAGCGTCATACATCCGACCGCCTGCAGCGATAAGATTACGCAAGCCTTTTACCTTGTACGTGCGTAAGTGTGCTTTATAGATGAGCTGACCAGCTCCTAGCGTGGCGCTATCAAAAATTGTTAGCCGATCTTCTAAGCGCTCAATAACAGATTGGCCCCATAGATTTTCCGCTATAGCCTGCCAGTATGGGAGCTTAATGCCATCCATTCTAAATACACGTGAATAATGGACTCTTTGATTACAAAGCCCCGCTGAATCTGTTCTGACATCATAGTATTTAGGCATCCCATAATCTGGCCCAAACTCCGTGACTAAATCTTGCAAAGTTGGTTGAACCATCCAGCGATCCAGAACAAGCAAACCTTTGAATTGATCCTTACCAATAGTATTTACATTAAGAGGTGTAGAAACATTTTGGCCATCAATCAACATTACTGCGATAGCCCCGCCGTAGAGCCGAGACCAGCGGATAGTTTCATTGATCTTATCCCAAGCTTGTAACCGGTCTAGTTCCTGGTTAATTGCTTCCACATCCTCTGGGTTTTCCATACCGCGAATATTGATACCCTCGCGGGTCATATCATCCGCAACTACATCTACAGCTTGGCCAACCACCCAACTTGAGCGGTACATCGCTTCAAGCTTTACGCGGTTACGACTTGTAAAGTTAAAACCATATGTAGATTGATCATGCTGATTACCAGAACCTAAGCCAACGCGAGCGGCGAAATTCTGGAATGAGTCTTTAGTAAATTTAATTAAGCCCATAACCTATCTCTTTTACAGCTTGCCCCAGACATTGAGTTCAGCAATTTGTGGGTTAAAACAGATCATGACGCTGTCCGCGCGGTTAGGCGAAGCGGTACCGTCAGGCTGTTTATTGACTAAGATTTTTCCAACACCATTTTTTGTATATGTTGGTTGTGATAGCTCAGTAGTGAGCAATGCCAACTCTTTGGCATCGATGTCTTCAGTAGAAAGTGAAATAATCATGTCCGGATCATAATCACGCCCCTCAAGCGCTCTAAAAGTTTCCTGGAAGCGCAAACGCAAAGACCACCAAGACTGAGCTTTAAGATTGGCGAAAAAGTCTTTATTAAGACGCTTCTCTACCATTTCCCCCTCAGGGTCATAAACTGAACCAGATCCGCGGAAAGACTCGACATTAATCTCGGATAAGCCCAACTCTCTGCGCTTTTCATTAATTACCCTGGCATCGCCACGGCACCCAGCTCCAAGACCATCAGCATCGTAAAACAGCGTATCGATGGATTTCTCAAAGCATAGATCCATAGCTTTTTGAGTAGTTCCGAAAATGTCATCACCTTTACCCGACCATGTTGCCAAGTAATTCATGACAACGCCGTGGCGACCAGTAAATGAGTTTTTATCCTTACCTTCATCGGCCACATCTAAGCCGCCAATACGATCACCTGTAGGCTCAATCTGAAGTTTCTTGTGCGCATCTAGCGAAGCCTGAACCCAAGCTGAAGGAATTAAGACACCTTCCACCGAAGCGGCATAGTTAATATCAACCTCTTGAGCAAGTACGACATCATCTAGTGTGGCCAGTTGTTTTTCATACCATGGGTAAATAACTTTACCGTTGAAGTTTACGGTCCAGTTCTTATCCGGGTTGTCTCTCCAAGGCATTGTAAAGACGGCGTAACGACCGCTAAAACGATCCTGGTGAAAACGGTCACCAATACCATTAGGCGTAGATCCTTTAATGTGAACGTTAGTGTTTTGCGATATAGCAGCATCTACAGCTTCTTGCCGTTCTACAAATGCCCATTCGTCCAAAAAGTACATCGTGGTTCGTCCACCACGGCCAATATTGTCACCAGCTTCACCGGTAATGGTTGCACCGTTATCCGGGTTAATGATGCGCATATAGTTGTCGTGAACTTTCTCAACAAAGCCCTTAGGTTTTAACCAGTCAGGCATTTTGCTGAACATATCGCGGAATTTATGAAATAGGGTTTTAGGGTCGCCTTTCTTATCAACGAGTTCCTCTTTACGGCTCCCAACACCCCCTGCAAAACCTTCAACAAATAACCATCGATGCAAGAAAAAACCCAGCACAACGTAGCTCATGCCCTCATCACGGGACTTTTCAATTAAGCCATGTGTTTGAGTGCTTTCTCGTTCCTCTAGCCATGCCACAAGCTCAACTTGTTTCGGACGTAACACAAAAGGAATATTGGCAGGCAAACCAAATGCCATACCGCGCGGATCGTATGTCCAGATCCAATGGTTAAACCAATGAACTGGATCCTTACTGCACTTGTATAGCTCCGCTTGAATGCTAAGTTCGTTTTGCTCGATTGCAGCCTTGTAGTAATAACGCCGTGTCATCTCGGTCATTATTTCGGGCAAGCGTACGTTAATAGTCCACTCTTTAATTAAAGGGGCTATTTCATCTAATGCGTATGTCATAGCTTTCCATTAATCACTAAGCGCGATAATTCTTGCGGGGTTAAATCCTTAAGCTCTTCCGGTGTAAATACTGGCTTTGCTTCTGGTGGCTTTTCAGTATTTTCAGTCTTAACTGGCCCACCGCCTGCCCCTGTAATTTCCTTGCGATTGGTATAGAGCCCACCAACCTCTTTTGCTGCCTGCTCTAATAAGCTCGGCACAATAACAGGGTTTTCTTTGAATTGTTCATGATCGATGAATCGTTGTAGACGCTTGAGGCGGTAGGCAATGTTTGCGATTGGGATTGCGCTAAGGTTGTCGTTCATTTCCTTACGGACTCTGTAGAACTCAGTTTTAAATTCTTCGCTTAAGTCCTGACCTGTTTTTTTAGTTGGGTCGTATGCTTCACACTGCTGTTTAGTTACGGTGATACCAAATTCTTCTTGGACGCCTTTTGCTGTTTCGGTAGGTGTCTCATAGGTAGCAAGTGACCGTACTATATAGAGTTTTACCCGTTTATTAAGCCTTGCCATTTTTCTCTATCGTCCAAGTACGTCCAAGTAGAGTGGCAAAAAAATTTAAACCACCTTTAAGTTACAAGTGCCACAAGCGTAATGAACATCAGTACGTGTGAGCTGAGGCCTTTTATTAGCTGCTTCGACCATTCGTTTAACATCCTCAGTTGCTCCATATCTGCGAACAACGCCTACAAACTCTTCAACATCATGCCCTTGTATAGCTAACTTAGGCATGCCCGTTTCTCTGTTGTAAGCTGGTGTTCCGTACTGATCTCTCTTATGAGCAATGTGATAAAGCTCATGTTCTACCAATGCACAAAAGTCCACATCATTCGCAATCAATGAGTAAGAAGCGTCAAACGTAATTAAATATTCAGGTAAATAATTGAACCACTGGATGTATTGTTCTTCTTGTCGCTCTTTCTTCCAACCACCAGCATTGATCATTATTTTTTCAGTAGTACCAATAACCTGACGACCTTGCTTTTTAAATCCTGATCTAGCCCACATCACAGCAATTTCTGGATATCGAAATGAACGTAGGTGCAGATGATCAGGGTTAAATAATTTAGATTTAGGATCTAGAAAAACTTGTTTTATCCAGTCCCATAATTCAGGTGCTGGTACAAAGTTAGGTGTTCCCATTTCAAAAATATATTCTGGAGGCATTGGGCGAACAGGAACATGAAAGCCAATTTCATTTTTCATACTTACTCCAGAAACAAAGAACCCACCATATGGTGGGTTCTTAATTAGAAGATTCAGATAAGAATGTAGGTTTCTGCTCGCTCTTTAGCAAGATAATCACTCATTTCTTTATCTACAAAGAAAAGATATCTCTTACCATTTCTTAAAATAAAGTATCTTTTTTCATAGTTAGGATTCTTCATCTCATTTTCTTCAATTGTAGTCTTATCTGCCTTACCGCCAATAAAATATATTTGCATATACGCTACTCCTATTGAGTAGTTAATTTACAGCAAAGCCAAAACACAAACAACAGTTTAAGTAATTGTTTTTAAATGTAAAATTATATTTTACATTTACTTAGATATAAATAAAAAGCCCCGCCAATAATCGATATTCAGCAGGGCTCTTTTGCGCCGTAATGCATCCGGCAAACGATAAAATTAGTTTTTTGGTGCTCTTAAAATATCTAATACTAATTTTGACATTTCATGTAGATCAGAGCCTACAGGCAACCAAAATTGATAAACGACATTGTCGCGGTTGTAAATCTGTTTGTAGTATTCGGTTTTATATGATGGATCGATATCGGAAGCTTTTAACAACTTCCCTTCTTTTTCTATCACTTGCCCATCCAACTCACCACCAACACAGATATTCATTTTACTAACCAGTTTTTAATAAGTCTGGACTATATCATAAAACAAAAAAGCCCATCGTTAGATGAGCTATAATACTAGTGATTTACTTACACTTCGAACACTATAGCACGAATATGCCACACCCTGTATTTACAGTCAAGAAGATTGATTTTCAATTACAACTGTTTTTATAAACTTATCAAATTGAAAATGTGGATATCGTGATTTGATGAAAGCCAAGCCACATTTAATGTCCTGTTGGATTTGTGAACCATATGTATTATTACTCTTTGCAATATCACGAATTGACTCGCCCATTACATAGTGCCACCAGATTGCGCCAATCCATTCATGAACAATCTCATCCTCGATAGCTTTAAGATCAAGAAGAAGTTTGTGAATTGCACGTCCTTCATTATCGTTTAATTGACAACAAGTACCCTTACGACGAGTACACAAGCGATCTTTTAAATTTTCATCGCTCATGTACATAGCTATTAATTTTTCACGCTGTTTTTGAGTGATGCGTTTTGTTGGCATCGTCTTAACAATTTTGACCATTCTTTCGGTATCGCCGTTAAGCCAAGCTCCAAGCTGGCGGCACCACTCTTCAAAACTATATTTAGACCAATTGACCGCTTGTAAAATGTGTTGTTGTGCTGCCATATTCATAATCATCCCACCAATTGCTCAATTTTTTTTAATGCCAAACCTGACTTAACTTGCTCATTACTGAACCGTAAAACCGTATAACCCATCGCTGCTGCTTCGTTGTATTTTTCCATGTCTCCTAAATAGCCTTTACCTCTTGTGTGGCGGCCTCCACTCCAGATCCCGCCTTCCACCTCAATCAAAATCTTTGTACCCGTTATTAAAAAATCTGCTCTCCATTTACGTTCAGGATGGAACTTGTATTCCTGCTCAAAACTGATTTTGCATGCTCTTAAATGTGTTGCCAGTACCATTTCTCCCACACTTAGTTGTCTGGCAACATGCTTTGCTGAACGCCGCTTTTTATTTTTTTTAATAGGAAATAACTTACGGTATTCAGCAATGCTGACTGATGACATCAAGCACCACCTTTCAGCAAATTTTCCAACTGATTAGCAAAGCCGTAATAGACACGTGATTTATCCAGATCACCAAAAAGGCTTGAAGTATGAGCATCTTGTTTATATTTCTGAGCCAGTTTTTCAATTGCCCCCCTTAGTTCAACAAGAGCGTTTTGCTTTTTACCGCTTAGGGGTTCAATCGAGCGTGATACATGGCCAGCCATTTCCTTTTCCATATGATCAAAATAACTTTGGCGTGCTAAATCTCTCGACTTGATTAGCTCTGGTGAAATAAGTTTTTCCATTTCACGGCGCTGTTGTTCAATCCATTTACTGTCCATTTTTCACCTCATCTATACGGTGGCCTGCTTGAATATCATCATTAGTTGCAGGCTTTAGAGCAGCTAGACTTACCAAGCTCCATCGGCCCTGTGATTCGACTACAGCATCACCGTCTTCAACCTGAATAAACTTCATCAAACAAGGTGGCAGCAAACGGCAATAAGGCTTTGAGGTATCAAAAACAACCCAGTCACCGCGTTCAAACTCTTTAAACTCACTCATGGCTGGCTCTCATATGTACTTCTGAAGATTGAAAAGACTTCTCGAACAGAAAGGTTAAGATCACGCTTAAAAACTTCTTCAACGTGAAAGCCAAGCTCTGAATCATCTTCAACTTGCACGTACTCAATTAATGTGTCTTGGACTAAACTGGTTAAGTAGTGAAATGGCTCAGCTTCGTCATGCCAACTATCGTCGTAGGTTTGACAGTGGATATGTAAAATCCAATCATTACCCCACAACTCAAAGTCATCTGGTGCAAACGTCCAATGACGAATCAATAGATCCATAGCTTTCTTATTTAGCTTCTTCTGTTGACGCTTTTTCATAGATTTGCCCCATCAATTAACTTAAGAATATTTCTAGGAATTGGCATTCCCTCACGGCGGCACATCTCTGCATATTCATGTGGATTGTCAAAAGGATCTGGACCTAACTCTTGTGTAAGCTCAGGTTCTTTTTCTTTTGCCTCAAGTTTTTGAACCGGTGCAGGTTTACGACCATTAATCTTTAAGCGTTGCATTAGAGAGTTGAGGTGTTTTTGAGCCTCTTCATTCGAAACAGGTTTATGCACTTTCTGCTCATTTTTCTGTGCTAATAAAATTGGCTCTTGGTACCAAGCTTGAACTTTTCCCTTTAACTGAGCTTCTGCTTTGTACTCGTCATATACCTTGATAAATTCCATTTTGGCTTTGTACATTTCGCCGTCTTGAATAAGTGAATAGACTTGATCAAGTACAAATTTGGCCAAGGTTGTAATTTCTTGGTTCTGTTCTCTTCCATCAGGCAATCTCCCCTTCTTGTGATGAGTGATTAGGGTGGAGCTTCTCAAAAATAATCCTGAAGCTGCAAAGTTTTTTGCATACCACATCTTTGGTTTAGCACTTTCTCAGCTTGCAGAATTCCATTCAACTAAAAGTTTAGATAAAGCAGTAACCGTTACTCTTCACAACCTTTTGCGTCAATTGAAGAAAGAACGTAATGAATTGAGGAACTAAAGAATGAGTGAAGTAAAAGTTAAAACTTGTGATTTTTGTGATGATGGAAATGGTGAATGCATTTTCCCCTATTACGGTCTTGCTCCTCATATTCACACAAAACCAATTGGCGGCACGGTATTTCTAGATGAGTCACTTCCTGAAAACTTTAGTCCTGATGAGGATGGTTTAGGTATGTATACACATTGTCTTAATTGTGGAGGTGACGGCACGTTTGAAGGCACTCAATTAGAAGTTAAAGCGGAAAGTAAGGAGGGGGAATAAATGTTATTAACAGTCAATCAGACTATTCAGGTCACCAATTTATCAAAGACAACTATTTATAGAATGTTTGATTCAGGTGAACTAAAAAAAGTTAAATTGGGTGGTTCAACAAGAGTTGAACTTTCCAATGAACTTTACGAAAAGTACAAAGAAAAAATTCAGGCCTTATTTTAAGGCCTTTTTAATATTAATTAACTCTTCTTGCTCTAGCTTCTTCACGCAACTTGTCTAAATAGTCTGCCCAAGCCTGCATCATCTCTGAACGTTCTTTTAAATATTTTGTTCTATTGTATGCCCGGCCGTGCATATCTTTAACTTGGTGGGCAAGCTGCTGTTCTATTCGCTCAATTGGATAGTGGAGAACTTCATCTAATAAAGTTCGAGCTGTTGCCCTCATTCCATGCCCTGTAGTTTCACCGTTTGCAAATCCAAATGATTTAAGTCTTTTATTTATGGTTGATTCACTAATTACTGCATTGCCCTTTTTCATAGAAGCAAAGACATATTTTTGACTACCAGTTAATTTATAAAGATTTCTGAGATGTTCAACAACTTGCTTGGCTAAAGGAACTATATGCTCTAATTGTGTCTTGTTTTGTGTCTTGGGTGGTGTGTAAGCCCATATGCCTTTATCTAAATCAATCTTTTCCCATTCTGCCCAACGCAACTCACCAGGTCTAATAAAAATATAAGGCAAAATTAAAGTTGCATAGTAAACAATAATTGAACCACTTACTGAGGGCTCTGATAAATCTAAGAGTAGTTGTCCTAATCTTTCCTCATCAGTTATTGCAGCGTAGTGCTTAACTTTTCCAGACTTTAAAATACCAGAAATTTGATCCGCAACATTAAACTGACAAAGGCCAAGCACAATAGCGTATTTAAAAACTTGACTAGCTTTAGAGCGCATCCTTTTTGCTGAATCATATTTACCTTGATTCTCATAAAGTCGACAAGCATCCAAAATTTGCAGAGCCGTGATTTCTGAAATAGGTATCGAGCCAACACTTAAATAAAGCTTATCCCAAATCGATTCATTACGTTGTTTTGTACTATCAGTTATTTCTTCAGTTAATCGAAACTCATCGGCTACAGCTGCAAAGGTAGAAACAAGATTTCTTTTTTTAATCTGTATTTCCCTTTTTCGCTGTTCCACTGGATCTATATTTTGTGCAATTTGGCTTCTAAACTCTTCTCGCTGCTGCCTTGCCACAGCTAAAGATATCTCAGGATATGAACCAATCGTAATAGTGTTGCGCTTCTTAATAATTGGGCGGGTATAATCGAATCTCCAAGTGGTAGCCCCCTTTTTATCAATTAAAAGGTATAATCCACCACCATCAGAAAGCTTTTGAGTTTTTTTCTCAATTTCTTTCTTATTTTTAGCGATTTCAGACTTTATTTTAGAGTCGGTTAAAGCAGGTACTATTTTAGGCAT